CCACCGGCTCGACCCCCTCCCCCCTAACGCGACTAACTTGCAATAGCGACATACTTGCGATTGAAGCGACCGTTTGAATAGTGTCCGCGTGAGTAGTGCCTTGATGAACAGTGGCTTAGTTAAACGACCGCTTGAATGAATCGCTTGAATGAAACATCCGTTTAAGTAGTGTTCAATTGAACGCTGGGTGAGTGAACATCGAGGCAAGTTAAACGTACGCTTGAATGTCTACATCGTGAATAAGTGTGCACAACCATCGCATCAGACCAACGCTTAAAACAATCGTTTGACTTACTAGCTATAGCCTCATTAAGTACGCTTATTAACTACGTACACTACATGCGCATCTAGCTAAAAATTAATGCTTGACACTGTTAGGGATATGTCATTATACTTTTCTTCTCTTACCGGTGGGCTATAAGAGATGCGACTTACAAGCAAAGCAAAGGTAGTCGCTTATTTAGTATTATTTACGGGAATGAGTAATAGATTTCCAGCGTATCTATTCCCTTCCTTACTTGCTTTTCATTCCATTCCTTTCCCTTGTCCTTTCCGCTTGGGTTTCCCACTTTGGTTTATTTCTTGGTACGTACCACCTGGCGATTGATCGCGTTGATTTCCTGCTGATCTTCGCCGGAGTTTGACGCTGGCCGAAAAGTTTTTTCCGATTTTATCCCTGGTAGATAATCGCTGTAACGCTTGTGGTTGCTAGGCTTTGCGACTTGGCAAGCTTAAAATAATAATTTATTTTTAGTTATTTGAACAAAAGATGTAGACAAATTGAAATGGTTTCCTATGTTGATTGCATCGCCAGCGCGACAAACCAAACCAAACCAAACGAAAATGAAAACATACAGATACGAAATACTCGACAGCATGGAAAGCGTTGTTGCGCTTGCCGACTCCTTAGAAGATGCGATTTATGCCGCTGAAAAACACGGTGCAAAATTGATCTTTGATGCTGAAAAGGAAAGATGCGTTTCTTTTGTTCCTCACACAGACCTTCCCCGCTGTGGGGATTACGCCGTTGAATTTGCGGAAGAGACCGGATGTAGTTATTCCGATTCCTTGGTCTATTGTAACATGGACTAATCCACACACACACACACACACACACACACACACTAAAAACATGAAAGACATTCAAGAAACTGTAACCGCTCAAATCATCGCCGCCTTAGAAAGCGGAACAGCCCCTTGGCGCAAGCCTTGGAAAGGCTCTTCCGCGCCTCACAACGTCACAACGGGCAAGACTTACCAAGGGATTAACTGGTTCCTTCTTTCCATGCTAGGCGGGGGCGGGTTCCTAACCTATAAGCAAGCGCAAAGCCTAGGCGGAAACGTAAAGAAAGGGGAGAAAGGAACTCCAATTATTTTCTGGAACTTCATGGAAAAAAAGAAAGCCAATGGAGATATTGGAAAGGTTGCTTTCTTGCGCTCTTATACGGTTTTTAACGTCTCCCAGTGTGAAGGCTTGGAACTACCCGCGCCGGAAACGGAAGGGGAAACCGTGCCTTTCATGCCTATTGAACGGGCGGAAGAGACTATTGCCAAGACGGGCGCGGAAATTTCCCACGGCGGAAATCGTGCCTTTTATCGCCCAGCTACGGATCAAATCCAAATGCCAAACAAGGAAGCCTTTCACGCGCCGGAAGAGTATTATTCAACCGCTTTTCATGAGTTAGCACACTGGACGGGACACACTTCCAGGCTTGCAAGAAAAGGAATTGAAGAAGTGGCAGCCTTTGGATCGGCTACTTATTCCAAGGAAGAATTGATTGCGGAAATGGGCGCCGCCTTCCTTTGCGCTGAACACGGGATTGATTCAACGCTGGAAAACTCTGCCGCTTACTTGCAAGGTTGGATTAAGGCATTGAAAGGCGACTCCACCCTTGCCATTTCCGCCGCCGGCGCCGCTTCCAAGGCCGCAAACTTCATCCTCGGAAAGACAACCTCCGAAGCCTAAACCAAACCCAGGCAAGGTTCCACCCCTTGCCACTATCATTCACTATCATGCAAACAATCGAACAAACCACCAAGCCTGCCGCTTGCCCTATCTGTAACAAACGCCTCTCCCTAGCATATATCCGCGCCAGCGATGGGCGGGAATGGGTAAATTCCGCTTGCCCTCCCTGTGGATACGCTATGAATGAGAAAAACCAATGGACGTTTTACGCTGGCGGAATGACTCGCCTAGGCTAACCCTAACCCGCAAGGTTCTACCCCTTGCTATCTACAAACTAAAAACATGAAAGAATCACTCGCCATAATAGCCACACTCACCCTATGCGCCTTCATTGCGCTAGGACTAACCCGCTACGCATTACCCGGACTATTGGCAGCTAGCATGGCTTATTTACTCGCCGTGCTAGTCATGGCTTAACTTGAAATGTTTTCGAACACCGACATTTCAAAAAGTTGACGAACACCCACAAAAACAAAAATATGACACTTATAAACATTACATTTATCGGCGGAAACTCCGAGAGAACACTATCATTTATCCGCACACGCGATAAACGCCCAACCTATGCCGGATCTGCTCGCATGATCGCCGCAAAACTAAACGCCGACAACGACAGCAACGGAGAATACCCACCGATTAAACCGTCCGACATTAGCATTTGCCGAGTCGAAGCAATGTCTTATGCAAAATAAACACTATCACCCATAAAAACATGAAAATAACACGCATACTTAAACGCCATCATTTCGCCTGCTTTACGGTGGAGGATGAAAACGGAAACCATTTCCTAGTCCAACTAGACTATGGACTAGAAGAAATCTGGCAAAAAGCTAAAAACTAAAAAACAAGCGGGTTCTATCCCCGCGCACTATCACAAACCATGAAAACAAAGCACACCGCATACCTCACCAGGGAAATAGAGATTGAAATAGAATATCGCTATCACCCGCACCGGAAAGCTACCCATCTTGACCCGCCCGAATACGCATCAGTGGACATTCTCACTGCTACACTCGACACAGGGGAGGAGATCGAGCTGACCAATGCCGAGATTGAAACACTCACACAGGACATTCTGGAAAGTCCCCCAGAGCGCGAACATGACTATTAACTATCACCAATAAAAACAATGCACACACACACAACCGCCAGGGGAGATGTATTTCTTCCCTCCGCTATCATCACACCGCCGCATCGGAATAAAAACCGTAGACGGCCAGAACCACCCGCACCGCTTGGCGTATGGCTTTTGATAGCCATCAGCTCCGCAATCGCATCCATAATCACTTACTTACTAACTAAATGAGCCTATACGAACACGCACACGAGCTAAACCCACCGCGCCTAGAATACGATCCAGCAATGGACGTGCCAGAACCACCCGCAATGCGCCGCAAACCGCCCTTTGAGACGTGGCGCACACAGCACGGACAGATTCACACGCTGCACGCTGAAACGCGCCTTTACACAGGCTTTTACACGATAGGTGGAAATAGCTTCAGAAAGTATGCCGCTGTCGGAGTGAAATTCACCTTGAGCGAGCCGCTATTGGAATGCACCCGCGAATCAGCAGCCAAAATGCTCCGCACACTCAGAAAGGGGAACGTATGCTAATCGACAACGCACCCGCTCTAGTCCGTGCTGCCGCCGAGGTAATGGGAGTTACGCCTGAATCAGTAATCGGCACTCGCAAAACCTTCGCGGAATCACTCGCCAGGCAGATTGTAATGACCCTCTGGGCGGAATCTCACTCACTCCAGGCATCGGCGGAAATCGTCAATCGACATCACCATACAGCTGCATTCTACGCTAGGCGAAAGATACACGAGAGAATCTGCTATTGCGAAACAACCCGTGAACGCTTAGAGAAGATATTGAAAAAATATTCAGAAAATATTCTTGCAGAGTACAACCCAGAATTATAAAACATCCTCACACGGAGTCCGATCCTCCGAATTATAACACAAACTAAAATAAAATGAACCTAGAACATAGCACAGCAGAATTATTCACAGCCCTAGCCAAAATGCAGGGAGAAGTTGAAAACGCAACCAAGGGGAGTCTCAATCCCCATTTCAAGAGTAAATACGCAGACCTAGCGGAGGTATTAAACACCGTTCGCCCTGTCCTTGCTTCAAACGGCTTGTCCGTCATTCAATCCCCGTCATTTGATGGGGGAATCTGTCACGTCACCACCACGCTTGCACACAGCAGGGGAGGTTATATCTACGGCACTATGTCATGCGTCCCAGCTAAACAGGACGGCCAAGGCATCGGCGCAGCCACAACCTACCTTCGCCGTTACAGCCTAGCCGCCGTTTGTGGAGTCGCGCAGGAAGATGATGATGGAAACACCGCAGCACATACGAAACCCGTAACTCACCCGCTCATTTCAACGGGAGAAGGGGCGCGTATCAAGGAGAGCATTGAATCGCTAAACATCGACGAAGCCGCTTTCCTTCGCCACTACGGAGTTAAATCCATTGCTCAACTCACAACTGATAAAATCCCGTCAATCGACGCTGCCTTTATCGCTAAAAACAAATCCGCTGCCGCATGAGAATTACACACACACCATTTAACACGCCGACAAGAGCCATAGGGAGCGATTACGCCCTGACTTCCGCAATGATCGGCTTACTATCACCAAAACAAACCACGCTTCAGAAAATCAAACGACTGTTTAAATTATGCAAAACGCAACGATAGAATACAACTTAGGCAAGGCTTACTACCTACGCACCGCCTCACCCCAGAAACTTGACGCACCCGTCTCTAAGTCTCTCTTGTGGGATTTCAACGAGTCACCCTACAAGTGGAGACATTCCACCGGCAAGGAAGTGACCCGTGCAATGGATCTTGGAACGCTGATTCACTCAGCAATCCTAGAACCAAACATTCCTCTTGAGGATATTGCAGCGGTCTCGCCGTTTAACGACTTCCGCACGAAAGCAGCCCAGGAATGGAAAGCTGACCAGCGGGAAATGGGGAAAATGATCGCCACCGACGAGGATATACGCGCAGCTTCAGGTTGCGAGCTAGTCTTTTCCGAGGATTACGCTCAACGATTCGCTGGCGGTTATAAAACCGAGGTTGCAGTATTCGGAATCATCGGAGCAACGCAGATTAAAGGCATGATTGACCTCGTTCCTGATAACCTCGACGTGCTTGTGGATCTCAAAACTACGGCACGAATCGGGAGCTTGTTTGACATTGCGAGAACCATTATTTCCCGTGGGTATCATTGGCAAGCCGCGCTCTACTTGGATCTGTGGAACGCTGCCACTGGGGAGAAACGCACCCGCTTTGTCATCTGCTTCATTGAAGTCTCCGAGCCGCATGAATCCGCATGGGTAGAGGTATCACAGGAGCTTATCGAAGCAGGACGTGCCGGCTATATGAACGCGCTGGCTAAATGGCAATCATGTGTTGCAGTGGATGCATGGCCGCGCCAACATGAGGGAATCACAATCATTGAGAAACCAGCTTATCTATAAATCTAATAGGGGAAGCGCATCTAACACGCTTAATTAACTAAATAAAATATGAGTGAAAAAATAGACATAAAAGGAGTAGTCGAAACAATTCTTGCAATCCAAGAGTTTGCTTCAGGCTTTAAGAAACAAACCTTGGTTATCGACACGGGAGGAAAATTTCCCCAGAAGGTCGCCATTGACTTTGCAAAGGAGAAGATCGAACTGCTCGCAAACATCGTTGAAGGACAAGAAGTCACTGTTGGCGTGAACATCCGTGGCAATGAATACAACGGGAAATACTACGTTTCCCTTGCCGGTTGGAAGATTGACGCTGGAGCCGTGACGGGTAATGACCTCTCTAATGTGCCTTTCTGATGTAACCACCGAGCTGCAACGGTAACAAATCCCCTAGCCCAGGGAATCGCAGCAGGGCAAACTTTCCAAAACACAACCAAACAAACAATGAACGAAGAACAAATTAAAAAGCTGATTGAATCGACTTACGATTACTGCAAGGACGAGCTAGAGAAGCAGGTGGAGGTAATGAAAACTGTCACTTACGAGCATGACAACTTTCGCCTAGAAGCTCACATGATGGGTTATCACAAGGGCAGATTGGCATTATTGGAGAACCTTAAACTTGCAATACAATGAAACCAGCGATTATTTTAACGACATTGGTTGTTTTTATGGTTGCATTGATATCTAACCTGCACAGAGTCGCTACACACGAACAAGATCATGAGTAACCAACCCAAACAAACTATGAACAAAGAACAACAACGCAAAGAGTTTGAAGAATGGGCCTCATCTAATACAACTATTAATTTGGATTTGGAGCTAGATTTGGAGCTAGATTCGGATGATGGAATCAACCATTATTGGGACATTAGCACCTATGCAGCATGGGAAGCATGGCAGGCAGCGAGCGATCAACTAAGCAAAGTCACCGAGCAGCGGGACAGGCTGGCTGAGGCTGTCAACGCAGCAACCATCCTAATTGCAGCCAAGGGACGACACAACACGATGCTCGCTTATAATGGGCTACGACAAGCACTCCTAACCACGAACCATTTTGCTGATGCCGACAATATGGTCGAAACCCAAGATCATTTTACTGACCTCGATAGAATGATCGAGAACGCCGATGTGGACGCACGGCGGGATAAAACTCCGAATCCATCTGACGGCTGATCGCCGTTGCGTCTCACGACTTGTTCTCTGAATCAGCCCGAAATTACCAACCAACTAGACCAACCATGACACCAGCAGAAGAGCAGAAACACTACGCCATCACTCAGCACGCGCTGTGCTGTAAATATCTTGATGTGGCAGAACCATACGACGGCGACGGAGACACACTCTCCGAAGCTGTGACCGCACTCAAAAAAGACCGCGACGAGTGGAAGGACGAATCCGCGCTACGGAGCAAGGAAACGGAAGTGTGGAAGCACGAGGCAAAAATCGTCCGCGAGGAACTGGAAGCCACGCGCAAGGAGGCCATCGACCTGTTCATTGCCTACCACGAAGCGAAAGAAAGCCTTCGGGTGGCACTCAACTGGATAGCGGATAGCCACGACGACCAAGAGGGGCGCGATCTGATCGTCGAACCGTTCCGCGCTAAGCATTTTCCGACAAAGGCTGACCTCGGCTTGGATTCAGAGAACAGCCAAGCTGACCGACCGCAAGGTTCGGTCTAGCGACCTGTTCAAAAAACGAATTTTAACGACATGACCGACACAGATACACGACAAAACCAGTTACCCGACAAATCAGCGGCAAATACGCACAACTACCGACGAACCGAAAAATAATCTCACTAAAAACAAAAATATGAACACACAACCAAGCACAACAAAGAAAATCGAAGAATGGCTACTCCGTGGCTACAAACTCACACCATTGCAAGCCCTTGAAAAATGGGGATGTATGCGATTATCAGCACGGATATTGGAACTCCGCAACAGAGGAATAAGCATCCAGACCACCCCAATCACCCGCAACGGTAAAACCTTCGCCCAGTATCAAGCAGTATGAGAGCTAACGACAATGGATTTAGCATCGTAGCAGGACGGCCAAGGAAGAAACCTTGGGAGCAAAAAGCATTACTCACCCTTCGACTGGAGCAGGAAACCTACCAGCGCATTCGCCGGCTAGCCGATAAAAGGAAATGCAGCGTCAGCCAGGCAGCGGAATTACTGTTTCGCACCGATGATTCCGAAAGGATCGAGCCAACCCTTCCTGTGGACTACTCCCATATCCTCAACAAAGGTGGCAGCTACACCGTATCACAACTCCTCAATCTACCACGATGAACCTACTACGAGGATTCCCGAAACGCTACGAGGATGCTCTACCAGCGGGGGGTGATGGATGGTTAACTAACTACTCCAAAGCCCTCGCTGTAACCGATTCTGGAGGTATTACAATCCTTTACGGAGGTTACGGCACAGGCAAGACCCGCATGGCATGGGAGGTGGCACGAGCGCACAAGCCTAAACGCCCGAATATCAGCATCGGTGGGATAGGTTGGTCAACAATCACGAAGAAACGCCCCATGATTTACACCACGGCGGTGAACCTATTCTCCACGATCAAATCCACCTACACGGCTGGAACTGAGAAGTCTGAGAAGGAGGTTGTTTCAGACTACACCGAAGCCGCTTTGCTTGTGATTGATGAAGTGCAGGAGCGTGGGGAAACCCAATACGAGGACAGGCAGCTAACCGCTATCATTGATGCACGATACGCCGCCGATATGCCGACGATTCTTATTTCAAACTATACATGGGAGAGGTTAGCATCTACGCTATCCCCTGCCGTGATTGACAGGATCGAGGAGAACGGGGAGAAACTCGCCTTCACTTGGGAATCATTTAGGAGAAAATAATGAACCACGATTGCGATTTGCCGATAAAAGCATTCCTCCTTCTCGATAAAGTTTATCCTCAAGATGGATGGCTAACGAAAATGAAGGAACAAATACGCAAACCTATCTATACTCACACTCCCCTACCGGACATTGAACCGCATTGCGCTGGGGGATATGACTTTGACCTAATCCAAACCCAATACCACGGGATACCAGAACACCTAATAATAGCAAGAGATTACGAATAAACACATGAACACGAAACCATTTTACGAACGGCTTATCGGCATTCCAGCGAAGGAGATCGCAGCAAGAATTGGATGCCCTATCCCAACAGTTTATGATTGGAAGTCGGGAAGGCGCAATCCCCCATCATGGATGCAGAATATCATCATTAATATACTGTCAAACGAAGCAATAAGACATTATGAACGCTAACATAATGCTACGAGAGATGCAGCTTGCCGCTTACGAGATGGCGGAAGCAGAAACCAGTGAGAGACGAGCGCATAAATTACGCCTAACCGCTACGAAAAGGATTGCATCCGTCCACGCAGAGATGCAGATTGCGGTAGACGAGTTTAAAAACCGCACAGATAGTCAAGAATCCTGAACAAATAATCTCCAAATAATATGAACCAACCACCAATACCACCGACCTACTCCATGCAAGATGCTGAACGACTAGGCTACCAATCAATCACTACAACGTATTCAAGCAGTAACCCAATCGAACAAGAATACTTAACCAACGTGCTAATTGACATGATCGGTATTGACCATTGTTTAATCGAGACGCGAGGAGGCTTAGAAGTGGGTAGACCGAAGCAGCATTTATTATGAACCTATTCCCAGAACTACCGGAAGAACCTTCACCACGCCTCAAGTGGATGGATAGTAAGAATATCCGCACGATGAAGACAAAGGATGGGAGATGGATCGCTTACAAGAGCGAGACACAGCACCATTACACGCATGAGGAGGAGGTTGACGCAGTTGTTGGCCTTGCAAAGAAGCTGAAACTTAAACTTTGGAACGAATGAAAATAAATAAGGAAAACATGATTAAGTTGGGATTCAAGAAATACGGTAAAGTATGGCAACATTTTAACCAACCAATCTTGAAATATGAACAGCCGTCTTGGGTTGGATTAGTTAGTGATATTTACATTAAGGGCTACATTAAAGGCAAAGAAGATAACCAAGCAGCTGTAAGAAAAGCATTAGACATTAGATAGATAACTTTAAAGAAATGAAAACTACAATCGGCATAGATCCTGGCACGGGATTGACAAGCGGGGGTATTGAATTATTGTTTGGTATGGATTACTCAAAACTCACTCGAAGCCAAAGGTATAACCTGAGGAAGAAAGGGCATGATGTTCCGCTAATGAAGCCGGGATTACCTTCAATTGTTGGATATAAAAGCAATCACACAATGATATGTGCGGGATGCGGAATGGAATTTTGTGCATTAAAAGACCCATCCACTAAGCGTAACTTTTGCTCCTCTTTTTGTTACCGATCTTCATTAAGTGGATCACTTAACCCCAATTATAAAGGAGGAGAAATTAACAAGAAATGCAAGGGTTGTGGAAAACACTTTACCCAGAAGCGAGCTAAATACCAAAGCCCATATTGCGCTAAAGAATGCAGAATAGAAATCATGAAGAAAAGAGCAGAAGTTGTAAAAATTAGAAAGCGAATAAAAGACAACGTGCGCCGATCAATTCTGTCTTATGTGAAAAGGGGGACAAAAAACAATAGGAAATGGCAAGACTTACTAGGTTATACAACAAAACAACTTTGTGACCATTTGGAATCAAAATTTGACAAAAAAATGAATTGGGATAACTATGGAACTTATTGGCATATGGATCATATAACCCCTGCCTCTTGGTTTAAGTTCACAACTCCAGATTGTGAAGCGTTTAAGAAATGTTGGGCTATTAAGAATATCCAACCATTGGAATCAAAAGCCAATATTAGAAAGGGAAACAAATTATGCCTTGTGTAATAGGGGTTGATCCAGGAGTCAATGGCGGTATCGCATGGATTACTGACGGGAAACCCTGCGTTGAGAAGATGCCTGACACCCTACAAGATTTGTGGGAGTTACTCCGCGACATTGCCAGCGAAGGAGATTGCCATGCTTACCTTGAGCAAGTCCACAGCTCACCTCAGATGGGAGTTGTCTCCGCCTTCACTTTTGGCAATGGATTTGGACACCTTGAGATGGCACTTACGGCAGCGGGGATTCCTTTCACCAGAGTGCGTCCACAAGTATGGCAGAAAGAGCTTGGATGCATGACGAAAGGTGATAAGAATGTCTCCAAGCGTAAGGCACAAGAGCTTTTCCCCAGCATGAAGGTTACTCACGCAACCGCAGATTCTTTACTTCTCGCAAAATATGGAACTAAACAATAATATGAAACCAAAACACCTAGTAATAATAAGCAACTGCATTGAAGAAGGCTGCCGTTATGGAGTTTCCAGAGCGCACAAGCACACGGAAGATCCATCTTTCGAGCAAATCGAGGAAGCTGTTTTCACAGCCATCATGGAAAGAATCCACCAATACTATGATTTCACGGAATCAGAACATGATTTTTAAACCACGCGCTTGTAAGCGTTGATTTGGTGACCATCTTCTAAAATCTTGCGTCTGGTTACTTCGCCAGCATCAAACATCCTTTGCAGCTTACACCTAATTGCTGCTAAGGATGTTTTTGCTTTGTCTGCTACCATTCTCGCTGTGAACTCGTCTGGCTCAAGAATGGATTCGTTTAGATTCTCAACAATCCAGTCCATGCCACTTACTTTGGGGATGCTTTTTGCCATTACGGTATGTATTTACGTTGATGAAATAGTGGGAGGTCGCCCTTGTCGGTTGTCCTTGTATCGAGGATGATGCAGGAAGGCTCTGTGATCGCATCTGGGACAACCTTGTGACCATGACGGGTAAGCCCCTGCCACGCGCCTGTTATGAGCGATGCTTGGTTTCCGTCTGTCCAGATGCCGTGCCGGTGGCGATGCGCTCGGCAGATAACCGATGGGACACGTTTGCCGACCCTTGCACGGGAATGAGTGATAGTTCCTAAGGCGATACTGTGCGCTCCTGCTTCAAGATACGGACGGGAGGTTGCAGAGATATGGTGAGCAAAGTTAATAAGCGTTCCATTGATTTCAATGTCCAAGTTATCCCAAGCGTTTTGTCCGTTCTCAGGATTCTTCGATGCACCTAAAGCTCTACCTAGTCGAATCTCGTCATTGCGCGTATGGCATTCTGTTCCTTTGATGATGTGGACACTAGCAGCCTTGCTTGTGATAGGTTCAAGAATCTGAATGACAGCGGAAGATTGATCTCCAACATCTGCACTCATAACTTGGGTTGTCCGATGGTGGATACCTTCTACCAAGTCTCCATTAATTACCAGATCGTAAGGTTCATCACCTACGGTTTTAGCAATCCATTGATGGCAATCTTCCCAACAAGCCCACAACCATTTCTGGAACGGGTTCTGCCCGATGGGGAATCCCTCGTTACAGATAAACTCAGACGGCCATAGCCCGACAACCGAGCCGATATGAAGGTCTGATAAAAGAACGATGATTCTTGACTTACTTTTTAATGGTTTCATTTGCGTATAATGTTGCTCAAACTGGACATAATAACTGCTTTTTGTGCAGTTGTTTACTCATTCTGATGGAATTAATTGTTTGCGAACTTTGTCCCATGCAGGGTGAAAAATGTTATCAATGCAACGAACTGTTGCCTCTTCTTGATAGGTAGTTAGATAGGATAATCCAGCAATGTCAAGAGATGCGTGAAGTATTTCATGGCGCAGCGTCTCACGCATGGTAGACTGCTTCTCAAGTGTTCTCGATGCAAGAACTATTTCACGTTCATCTGCGTGATATTCTCCCCATGCTTCTAACTTAGGGTCAATGCGGATAGCTATTCGCCTCCCGCCTATACTTATGAATGCGGGTAGCGTTATCTTCATGTTATCCTTGTTTGATATTGAAACGAATGCGTGAACGAATCTTTGAAATGTTTCGTGTCTTTAGGTAAACACCTCCTCCTTCGCGAGATCCAGCCGTGTCAGTATTTCCTTCTACGGTTGTGACGTTACCACTCTTATCAGGGGATGATACGGCAATGCCGATATGGGAAAAGGTAAACATTACAATGTCGCCAGGTATAATGTCACCAGCAGGATTTCTCCGTAACCACGTTGTTGAATCTTGGTCGATTGACCAGTTCTCAAAATCCCACGCTCCAGCCGTGCGAGGACGCTTGAATGTCTTGGTTTGTTTTGTGCCAGATGATGCTAGTGCCTCGCGGATTACCCAGCATACAAAAGCTGCGCACCACGCCCAACCTTTCTTTGGGTTCAGCCATGTTGCTGCTTTGTATTGATCTACAATTTCACCGCAGTTCGTATTGCCGATTTCTCTCACGCCAACTTGCGACTTAGCAATGCGAACAATTTCTTCTACCATATCTTTCATTTTTTTTGTGCAGCTAATGACATTTTAAGACGAGATTCCAAACTTCTTTTAGACCCTTTGTTTGCAGCATTGATTTTATCTTGATGTTCCCTAGTTCTTGGCTTACGCTTAACCTTGGATCTTGCTAGTCTAGATTTCTCTTTTACATCGGGATCATTTAATTTAAAGTTTTTTAATTTTTTAGAGGATTCGCCAATAGCTTGTTTATGGGAATCAGTAAGTGCGACTCCTTTGTGTGCTAAGCTCAATTTTGCTTTATGCTCATCGGTTAATTTTTTACCTTTATGGGAAGATGATATTTTTTGTCTCCACTCAATTGTTCTAGGACTACCCACATTACCTTGTCCTCCATCAGCAAGATTGCATAAAATCCCACCATCGCAACGCTTACCATAAAAAGAAATTAATCTTCTTTCTTCATTATCAGCTTCTTCTTTTGTTTCGAAAGTTGAAACAATTGATACTATAAAACCATGCTTTTCAACAATAGCCTTCCAGAATGCACTTCTTTGTTTGGTTGAAAAGGCTCTTTCAAATCTACCTCTTCTAATTGATTTCACTGCCCGCCCAACGTAAAAAATAGAACAAGTGTCAGATGTTTTGTGGATATAAACGCAATGATTATCTTCAGCTTTGGCGATGCGGATGATTTCTTCTACAAGACCTTTCGATTGATTTGTATTCATACTTGTATTACTTAGTTACTCTGCCTTTTTCACCGATGATAACAGCACGGCGGTATGAATAGTCATTATGGAAGCGTTGACCACGCCCCATTAGTGTTCCCTCTGCAAAGGTGTATTCCACCCCGTCAAGCAGGTGAATCGTCTCTGGATCGTGTAATGCGCTCGCGTTTACGTTGAAGGCGGGAAGCGAGTCTTTCGATGCGCAACTTGTCAACAGGAGTGCCACTAGCAGCAAGGGTGTCGATCTCATCTTCAATGTTATCGAGTTCACGACCAACCGAGCTTTCCACCCACAGAATATAGGCACGGAGAGCAAGGTTGATTGTGTTTAAAAGGTTCAATCCTTTTTAAAGGTGTTGATTAAGCCGATTAGTGCAAGACCGCCGGCAAGGATAGCACCTTGTTGCTCAGGTGAGAGGCTGATACCAAGTGCCATTGCGATGGCGATAATTCCGCGCCAAGTTGATTCTGATTGTAGATATGTGATTACAGTTTTCATTTCTTTTTTTTGCTGAGGAGATTGTATAAAGTAATTGCACCGATTACGCAACCAATAAGCGCACCCGTCATTCTCACGCTGTATTCGATCTGTTCCTGAAACGAGGTAATGACGGCAAGGCTGGTCGATGCCATTCCTAGGAGTCCATTACAAAGAGTGTGAGCAAGTGAGGAGTGTTCGTTCATTGATTTAACGGGTAAAAGCATAAGATAGCGCGATGGTTGCTAAAATCCAGCCAACGCCGAGAAATAGGTCTAGTGCGCGGTCACAAGGTGATCCTGTGCCTTCGCCCCAATCTCCATCATCGTCTGGTTCAATCATAGCATTATGCCCAGAAAATGCTGGGAACATCGGGTTGATCTTCAGGTCGTGGGGTATCCATTGTGGAAGCCCAATAGATAAACTGTGCAGCACCTTCGGGAATCGGGATGCCCACAAGGTCGCGGAATAGAACCCAGTAGTCAGTTCCGTTATGCTCACCGATCTCGTGGAGTGCATACATGTGGGTCGCTAGTGTTGTCTCTACGATACCCTCGTTGTCCACTGCGTAACCGCTGGCGATGCCGAACTGTTCTGCTACGGACTTGGACGGAAATTTTAAAATATAATCAGTCATTATGTTGTGATTGTTATAAGTTTCGCATTGGCTAGGCGTTTTTTATAATAGCGGATGGCGGCGATGTGTCCACAAAGGAATTGCCCACCGCCACCACCTCCTGCCCCGATCCGCAGAGCGGTAAAAGTTGCACCAAGCGATACCGCTGAAGATCCAACTATTGAGCCATTTAAAGCTAATGAATAATCTCCATGTTTAAGCGTCCCTGCATAGAGCAAAGGAGTAGATGGAACAGTTCCAGCCATAGTAAAGCTACCTAAAGAGCCATTTGCTTGTGCATATCTACTTAATGCGGATGTTGCATAAAAATTGTAGGATTGACTGTTGTTTCCTATATCGAAAGCAACAGGTCTCCTGTCGCCAGATCCTGTGGATTGGATATTCGTAAACAATGTCCCCTCGTTTTGGTTATAGAACCCCGTAAAGTCACTCCCAGTAATCGAGCAAAGATCCTGACTACGAACCACGGACGCTGTGGTGGTCGGGATGTAGGACGTGGGGAAGCTCCCTGCTTCTAGCTGTGCTTGTGTCACTGATCCTGTCACAGTCATAATAAGACTACCAGCGGTCGGCGTGAATGTAAGCGTGGTGCGGGTTGGATAAGCTCCAGTTCCTGTAACGGTTGCTATGGCTACTCCAGACAAAACAACTGTTCCTGTTCCGTAGAACGAGAGCGTGTGGGCGGTTGCCGTGACCGTGCGCGTTTGCGTGGTTAGCGTTGCACTTGGGAATACCAAGTTAGTCCTGCTCTCTTCAATAAGTAACCCCTTGCTTGCAAGAGTAACAGGGTCGTGGTCGAAACGTGCTTGGTTAATAGCAGCAGATTGGATCAGTCCATCACTCCCAACAAAGGTAGCCGTGGATGCCCTCGTGAACACAGGGGTGGGACCTTTGCGAGCCGTGAGGGTCTTATCGGTGGCGAACTGGAGGTTAAGGGAAAGCCCATCGGCATTCAAAGACCCTCCTCTACTAAGTGTATTTCCAAGTGAGTAATTCATTAGTAGCGCATCTGCATGTTAGCGTTTGTAAAAATCCTGTTTGCAACAAGCTGTAATGTATGTTGCTCATCAATGCGAATCATTTCTTCCTGGAGCAACATATCCGCTTCTTGGTCTGCCAACGCTGCCTTCTCTTGTTGTCCCTCAGCACGGAGGTAATCAGCATAAGTCCCATGCGCCATGTATTGATACCACTCAGCGGGGATTGCCGTTGATTCGCCAGACCCGTCACCGTAAGTATCACTTAGTTGCGCTTTGTAAGTAACAAACGCCGATGTAGGGGCAGTATTACCAGCTACCAACGTAGCACCATCCGCCGTCACCATAATGTCATACTCCTGCACGGAAGTAGTCACATACGGAGCTTGCACATGAATACGCAAGTAAGTATCAATCGAACTCTTGCCGGATTCAGTATAGGGAACAACATCACTAGCGACAACGCGCTCTTCCCCGATCTTGAGGAAGCGAGGCCAGTAATTAGTCGAACGATACGCCCTTAATGCACGGCGGTTAATCAGAGCTTTGATTCTCCCAAGCTCAAGGGTTGCAAAGATAACCCCGCTCAATGACTGGATTAAAGACAGCAGTTCAGCGTAGGTTCTTGTTTGCATTAAATGTTACCTGCTTTGAGGTGTGATTGTGATTTGAAAAAGTCACGGACGAACTCGCGGTTATCCCAGCATTCGCTCCCGTATTTATTTGCGAGTAACATATACTCGCGTTGCGGAATAGATCCAACAGGCTTCCCTGCTACGGATTTTACTTCACGCATTTGTCTCGCTTCAGCAGCGGCTTCAATCTCCCTGCGATTCTCCAAGCTCTCAACGAACTTGCGTCCTGAGCATAACTCACGAATAAGGGCAGCATTGATTTGTTCGTCAACAAACATAAAGAAAGAAAGGGAAGGGAGATTTTACCTCCCCCCCCCTCAGTTTGGGTTTAGACGTTTGATGCAAGGAGACCAAGATCCATGATGCGAATTCCAATCCACCACTCGCCGGCTGTCACCGTTCCAGTGAAGTTAGGCTCAATCAGGATTGGCACAGCGGATGCCGTGTTGTTGATAACATAACCAGTGGAGGTATTGATAAGCACGTCTCCAGTGTTGAAGGCAGCTTTAGTCAATCCGTCAAGGTCGAGAGCATCAATCATCTCATCTGGGTCACCAGCAGTAGTGCCAACGTCCAGCGTAAGGTTAGTCGATGTTCCCGCGAAGTCCACGTTCTCATACACCGCACAAGCAGTCACTACTCCACCGGGAGGGATAACAGCAATGGTGCGTTGCAGACCAGTGGTAAGCGATGTGATTTCAGCGGCAGTCAGTTTGTAGATGTCGGTGAAACCGTTAAACGATTCTTGAATTGTAACTTTCATATTTGTTTCTTTATTAGTTTGGATTAAGAGTAAGCGATTTTACCATGTGCTTGCGGATGTTTGACACACAGAGTTCCTGCAACGTCAATGAATCCACGCTCTCCACCACCTTGGTTCTCAAGGCGAGTAGCACCCATAGGGATAAGGGTGTTGAAGCCCAGATACTTAGGATTGAGGACATAGCCCACGTTGGTGGATGCGGTTGGCATACAGCTAGGGTTACCGTTGACAATCTTCACAAGACCAAAGTCGGAGTCATAGATGTTCACCGAGAGGGTGATCTGTTTGCTCGTAGCGTCTTGGTTGACATGGTAGGTAACACCGGCAGAAGCAGGTTGCGCACGGGTGAAGTTGCTGATAAGCTGGCGAAGTGCCACGTTAGCAACAAGGGTCAAGCTGTTCACCTCGCCGTTTTTAGCAAAGATCGAACCAATCATGGTGTTGAACGAAGTTTCGCTAAGGGTAGACGTGATGATCGAACCAGATGGGGTAAGATACGCAGCAGGAACAGGGTTGGTTGCTTGGGCGGTGGATTGAATCCATTTACCAAGACCGCGCATTCCGTAAGGAGTGCCAGCACCGTTCTCAACAGTCATTTCGTTGTTCGATGCGATGGTCGCTTCGATATCACGTTTGATCTCACGCATTGATTTTGCTTCTGCTTGTGCCACGTTAGCAGGGCCGACACTAGTGACAGCTTGCTGAAGGTTGGACACAATGTAGTCACGGCGCATAAGTTGGACGTAGTTTCCAAGACGAGCGCGATCTGCGAACTTGTCGGAGAACGAGGTAACGTCTGAACCTTCGCTGATACCAGTGATAACAGGAGCGGCTAGGGAATCAACAGTCCACTCAGAGAAGGTGGCGGATGCTTTACCTTTGCTGCAAAGCGAAAGGATAGGAGTCTCTTCTGGAGCGAGGATAGCAAGTTCATTGCTAAGATCCTCACGGTTGGAGACGGCGGAACCAGTTCCAACCTTGGCGGCTGGAGCGGATGGCTGATAAGTATTTGAAATAGGCATTTTCTTAGTTAGTTAAATTTATTTGTATCTAGCGATTCTTGCAGCAATCAAGTCCTCTGGACTCCCACTCTTTTCAAAGCGTGCGTATGCGTCAGTTACTTTCGTCTTAGAAGATGTTGAGGATTTTGCAGCACCCGCACCAAATGGGGACGGAGATGGACTGATTTTCAGTTTTGTTCCCACCGCAGGTTGCTTCTTAATTCTCGTTCCTCCGTTGATGGAGTTTGACGCATGTGCCAGGATGTATTCTATTTGGTAGCCAATCTCTGGAACTTGTTTACGTAGCTTTTCGATAAGCGGGTCAGACATTAAATCCTTGAATTGTTTCCCGACAGTCGTGGTTTCATCCTTGATATCTGGAACTTCTTCTTGTGCAGCTGCGATGTATTGACCTTTTAACTGATCCAAGTTGGCAATCTGGGCGAGATGTGCTTGTTGAGCCGGTATGTATTTAGTCAACGCCTCACGAGCGTTTCGGTTGGCTTTGCGGATTTGCTGCTTGGTGAACTCGCGGTCTCCAACTAGGATTATGTCCTCAGAACGATAATCTTCGTATTCTTCCAGTAGTTCATCAGTTGAATCGAGGGTTTGCTCAAGTTCCTTGTATTTCGCCTTTAGATCATCAAATGATTGTATTTCGCGGAATGGGTTTTGTTCTTGAGGGACTTCCTTGATTTCCGGCTGAGATTGAATCTTTTCCTCCAGGGCTTTCTTTTGAGCGGTTAGCTCACCAATCCGTTGCAGGAGTCGGCTTTTACCCTTTTTGGCTAAAGATTGAATCTGCTCCGTGGTCAACGACAGTAGATCAACTTCACTTTCCTCTTCTTCTTCTTCGGGTTCTTCCTCGGTTTCAGTCTCCTCTTCTTCGGTAGGAATCTCTTCCTCCTCGGTTTCGGTTACTTCTTCTTCGGGTTGCTCCTCGGATTCAGGTTCTGGATTTTGTCTTGCCGTTCTCTGAGCTACAAGCTCTTCAAATGACATATTGGACACTGATTCGATAGCCTCAGCGGTAGCTTCTGGATTGCTCATATTGGGAAACGCCATTTACGCTCGGCGGTGCGATTTGCAGCACATTAACGCGAATTTGTTACAGTTGTCAATAGTGGATGTTAATGCGTTTCAATCGGGTGTTTTAATTTACTTTTAGTCTCTATGAAAAAAGATGTTGCGTTGTTTAAGAAATATGCGTAGATTCCCGTTGACGAGAGGTAGGACTCCACGTAATAGTTTTCCCCACTACGGCTTCAGAGCATAGTGTTAAAGGGCTAGCCGAGTAATCCTACCTACTTGTGCTAGCCCTTTTCTTTTGGGCTGGTTTCTCTTGGAACTAGACAGCCAAGTGAACGGGCAAAGGAGCTGCAAGGCTTCATCACCATTAGGCTCGCGGCTAGCTCTGACTCCGATCTGTCACCTAGCATCCGTAACGGCACAATCCGAAGCGGGGGGAAGAGCGTAAAACCGAATCAGGTCTCTGGAAGCAGGGGTTCTGCATGGTGAACCGAGGAACATAGGATTACGGAAACGTAACCCTAAGAGATCGGTTTGGCTTCATCCTCTCGGGGAGAATAATTTTGAGTGAAACGAACTGATTCTTCTTGAATCAAATGACAGAAAAGGGAAACTAACCCCGCAACAAACAAACACAATGAAATCAACAAAACAACGCACAGTAAATATGTTGAAACCATCAGTAATTCTATCTGAATCCAGTCATCTAAGATTGAAGTCACAAACTAATGGAGTTCCTAAACTTCAAGGCGTATTTACGATGCGCGATCAGGAAGGTTTCCCGATTGATATGTCCTATGAACTTGCCAAGGAAAACGGATGGGAGATTGACTGGGTTGAAGCTCTTGCTGATGCAGCTCGCCAATGCATCTTTAAATACGATGCGTTAATCGAGGAAATTAAGATGCTAGAATCAGATAGACTAGATATAGTTAAACGCATATTTGCCCTAGGGTTCATGTCAAGCGATGGAGAAACATTTAGCAAACAAGCAAATTGTCTTTACAATCGTATGCGTGAATCACATTTAGCTATCACCTAGTAAGTAGTGTAAAACAGAAGAACCGTAGAGGATTAACCCCTACGGCTCTCGACACACAAACACGCCGAAAAACACAACGGCGAATCAATAAAAGCATTTTATGGATTTATGTCAACCTTCTTTTTTCAATAGAGATAGAAGCTCATCTAATGTTGAAACGCTTCCTACAATCTTCATTACCTCGTTAGTTTCTACACACTGGCGAAGGTCAGCAAAGAATCTCTCACGCTCATCTTGGATGAACTGGATGATAGCTTTGAACTCATCACGATCGGATAGAGCTTCAACGGCTTGCTGGATGGTTGGTTTAGGGAATGGTGTCATTTACGTTTGGTTGGTTTCTTTGGCATTTTACCCATCTTGATTTCAATCTCGACGTAACCTTTGCCTTTTTTACCTTTTCCGTATTCCTTGCTTTCGTGGCCGCAGCCATTTGATTTGGTTTTTTTCATAGAGTTATTTCATTGATTTACTGCCTTTGCAACGCCATTTTTTTCGACTTAACTGATTTGGTGAGTTAGGGTCACTACGCCAATCTCCTTTGATTGCATTGGATCTCGCGCAGTACGCGTCTGCTTTTTTTGTGGAAGGACGAATACGATCACCACCATCTGCCGCTTTACCGGCTTGCCCAAACTTCACAGTCCTCTTGCGTCCCGTGGCTGGATTCGTGACTACCTTGGTGAACCTCTTTTCCATTACTTCTTAGGCTTAGGCTTAGGCTTAGAATGCGTCAATGACTTACTAGAGTTACCTGCTGCGTTGACTGTGGACTTCTTTTTCATTGTTCCATTCCTTGAGTTGTTACGCCACCCATCTGTGCAGGTGCAGTTCCCAATCTTCCAATCTCAGCGTTCTGGGCTTGTGTTATCATCATTTGATATTGTTGCATGTATTTCTGCAAGCGACCTGCGAAAGCCTCGTCAGACTGCGCCCTAGCTGCAACATCAGGCTGCTGGATGTATGCTTGCACCATCTGCATGGCAATCTGTGCGCCGTTAGGTTGTGCTGGCACTTCGATGCCAGAGAATATCTTAGCAAGATCGTCAGTAACATTTTTTGCAACCTTCTGCTGTGCCTCTTCAACTGGCTGGAGAACGTAGTCAGCAAAGATTGGATTGATCGAGGAAGCCGCAAACTCAAGTAGCTTGTTCACATCCATGATGCCGTTACGATCCAACTGAACCAACTGAACCATGTTCTTCAACTGAGTCTCCGCTGTCTCTGGGTCACTCGACAAGGAATCAAAGGAAACCATAATTGAGAAATCCTCATCTGGACTACCCTTGGTCATTACTTGTGGGTTAGGATTGCCGGTAACTTGGAAGAAAACTTCATCAGGCCCCATCCGTTGATACAGCTTCCACGCCATCGTAAGAACATCCTTCACATGATCTAGGAACTTTCCGATGTAGTATTGTTGACGCGCCGACGAAAGGGGATTCGTAAGATCCAAACCAATAGCGCGATCAGCTTGCCCACGCATCGAAAGCTCACTTTCAACAGAACCATCGTCCCTCGGAGGAATTGGCCCGAATGCAATTTCACCCAAACGCCTATACGGGACTCTGCGACCAGGACCCCAATCAGAAGGAGGCCTTCCAGCAGGATGCATGATAGGAGGTAAAGTAGCAAGAGACGCTCGGTCAATGCGACTGTCACGCTCTGTTTTGATTTGCATTTGTGGGCCACGGAGAATATCGGAAAAGGTCTGCACCTCATACATCCTCTTTTGGTCATTGGCAAGGCGGGTGACTACGAAAGGATAATCATCGTATCCGTTGAGGAGTTCATGCTTTGCAAAGCCTTCTGTCTGTGGATGGAATACTGTGCAGTAAATACCTTCAGAACCATCTTCTTCATCAATCAAACGCTGATACGCATAGACAACCATCACAAGGTCGTTATCGTCGGTAATCGGTAGGCGGGTCTGGGTCTTAACCTTCTCGCCATCGAGATACATGGAATCCTTTCCACGGAGTGTTTCAATAGCATTATCTACCCATTTTCTGTCCCATCCTTCATTCGCTACCTTCTTCTCTAGCTCTTGAGCCGTGAGGAATGTTCGCCAGAACATATATGGTGCGCGTTGTGGATCTGAAATATAAGATGGAAACATTACCTCACCATCGGGAGCGCAAGCATAGACAACAGGACAGTCAACAGTTTGACGAGGAAGTGGGATTTCTGCCACCCCCATCTTGCGAAGGTCTTTGATTGCTTTCTTCGCTCTCTTGGTAGAAAGGTCAGGGAAGGAATCTTGAATCAAATCAAGTAACATCTTATCATCTTGACCGCTGAGAATCAACTCAACAAGGTCAGGAGATGCTTCACCAATCTGCTCTAGGCTGATACTTTGAAGGTAAGAACGCTTCTCACGATTCCAACCAACGTAGGAAACCATGATACCTTTCTCCATTAGGTAGTTACCACCAAGCTCCATTTGACGCTTAAAGTCAGGAATGTAAGAAGAACGCATCCATTTAAGGAAGCCAGAAACAACAGCAGCCTTGGGCATTGCAGCCATTGAAGTCGGGAACGCCTTGATATGGGAACGAGCCAACGCTTGATCAAACAAGGCGACATACATATCAATGCGTTCCCCGACAACATTCACTTCCTGATCGGAAGCACCTTGCCACGGAAAGGCATTCGCTCCGTTTTTACGAAGATCATCAGATTTGCCATCCCAGATGTTCCTACGGTCATTGTAAGAACGCAAGCAAGACTCAAAGTAGTAATCAAGATCAATTAAACAAGTATCGTAAGCATTCGCTAACGCACCAATATCAGGTTCTTTGTCCACATAGACAAGTGACTCATCTTCTATTTGTTGAATATCATTCATGCTGTATATTGGTAGTAATCTCCAAGGTCGGAATTGACTAGGATAACATTAACTTCCTTTCCAATCAAGCGTCTTGACATTTGGGCGGAAACTTTGACATTGACGCCAAATCCGTCGATTCTTCCTCTTACCCATGTAGGGTTGTTGCAAGTGCCTATAATCATTGCTTTCAATGGAGCTTCTTGAGCTTCTGGAATGTCTGTAATAACAGCCTCAACAACCTTTGCTGGTCGTCCTCGTTTCTTTGGTTCTTTTTTTGCAATCATGTTAATAGCCTCCACCTCCCTGAGTTGTAACTAAACTGACGGAATTGTCAACGTGATCTATTCCTGCGATGGCTGCGTAGCGTAATACATCAATAGGGTCTTTGTGAGCTTCTTTTAAACCACCGTCACCAGTATATTCCGATAATGCTTGGATGATGTTCTCGCAGTCGGAACTAATGTAGAAATGCGGTCGATTGACAGAATCCAACGGCTTAGACGTGTCCCATGCCATTTTCCCTATCAATGCTTGTAATCCATCGTCAATCTCCAACCCTGGTGCAGGAATGCAAACCATGCCAGCATCGTTCAAATCCTCGATAATCGAAGATGAACCATCCTGCACCTGATACTTTGCAGCTCCAAGTCGCGGGTCAATTAACCTCTCGAAAATATCCTCTTCGCCTTCCATCTCCTCGATAAGGTCAACATAGTCACGGATACCGTAGCCTTGCCCTTTAGCACCCTCGCCAGGCATCCACTTACCATTCCGCCATTCAGCCCAGTCGCCAACGTCAACCCCAGGCCATTCGCGGTAAACCCACATTGTTCCAGTCTCATCTACGGCGATCCAGCACATGAACCAGTTCTTTGATCCTGCTGGGTCGATAACATGATACCTTGTGATGTTAGTCTTGGGAATCTTGTCGGGATCGACCACGTTGACTACTTTGTTGAATTTAGGGAACTTGGTGGCGGCTGCTTTAGTTGGTATGCCGTAAGCCCTGATTAAGATTTCCTCTCTTGGCTTTCCAATTAATGTTTGCCTTATCCGGTCGTAACCGCCAAAAGGGTTATCTTGAGAGTGAAAGTAGTGAACAGTTCCTTTGATATTCTTGCACTCAAGAATTGTGGGAACAATTTCACCATTGAGCAATTCAGCCTCTCTGCTTTCAATGACTTTTGCCCCATCAAGATATTGCTTAATTAGCTCAGTATATCCAAAGATCGGAGTAAACGTAAGCATCATCTTACTATTTCTAGTTGCCAATCGAAATCTTAACGTGTCAATTATCTCAGGCCCTCCAAGCATCTCGTCGCACCAAGCACCTATGTTTAACCAAGTCGCTTCTTTCGAACCAAGCTCTGCACCCTCCAGAATAGTCTGATTGTTTGCAAATGCTGCATAAGTCTTAAAGGAAATGCGCGAACCATTAGGTAAAATTAACGAATTGTCAGTCCATCCATTTTTTCTTGAATAAGATAGGTATGTGTTTTGGCTCGTCTGCTTACTTTTGAATTCTGCTGGCATCCAATCATATACGGCTGCTTGTTGTTGGCGAATTGAAACTTCGGCATTCTGAGCAAAGCAAAAAATGTCTGAATTGGGATTTTCAACAGCAGCCTTAACAACAAAGTATGCACCGACCTGCGTTTTCGACGAACGATTTCCTCCACTGATTAGGACTTCGTTTCTGGTTGATAAGTATTCTTCAACTTTTCTCCAGTTTTCAAACTTCCATCCATATCTAAATGGATCTCTCGCAGCATTGCGAATAGCTTCTTCGCGGATTTGATGAAACTCCATCAATTCTTCCGCACTCATCTGAGTGATTTCTTCATCCGTGGGAACGGAAAGAACTGGATGGTCTGTCCACTTTAGCATTTAGCAAACTCTCCCCTAATTTCTTGAGCTTTAAGTATGTAAGCATTTGCTGCTTCTTCTTTTGTCTTAAATCTTCCAATATTGACGCTTTTTCTATTAACCATCATCTGCGCTCTCCACTTATTTGTTTTCTTGCAAAAAACCACCCCTTTCATCCCAGATGTATTGTTTTTATTAGAACCACGATTAAACATGTTTTCTGATCTACTTGCAACCCTTAGATTTAAAATACTATTGTCTGACTTGTTTTCGTTTATATGGTCAATATCTCCAATAGGCCATGTTCCATTGCAAAACGCCCAAGCTAATCGGTGAGCATAATATGGTTTTGCGTTAATCCAGATAGAAACGTATCCACGCCAATTTGCGTTTCCTGCAACATCACCAGCATTGCTAGTTTTTGTTTTTACCTTCCAAACGAAAATGCCAGAATCTGAATTATAATCCAAATAATTGGATATATCCTTGACATTAATTAATTCTTGTGACTTATTTTTCTCAGTACTTCTCATAGTTTTGATATGTTTTGTATTAAAGCGTCTTCTGGATCGCACATCCGGTTGACGCTTGTTTTTTATCAAAGATTCTTAGGCTCGTCAACAATTTCAGCTTCGATTGCACTTTCTCTAATTTTATTTGCAATTCTAGTCTTTGCCTCTGAAATCATTTTAGCCGCATCATCAATACTTGCTCCCTTGCGATGCTCCACTACGGTAGTAGCCATGCCAGTAAGCTGTGCTGCCTTGTCTGTAAGGATACCAACCGTGATTGCCAGCTTCTCAGGTGAAATCTTAGCGAGGCTGTCTGGATCGTCAAATAGCTGTGTAGCGCGTTCAAATAGCAAATCGGTGTATTCCTGCGCTGCGATTGCGTAACGCATAGAGAACTCCTTACGCTTTGTTTCTAGGGTATCGTTGTGCCGCCATTCCAACCCACGAATAACATCACGACCCATTCCAGTTTTCTTGGAAATCTCGGTTATCCTTGCTCCTTGGGATAAAAGAAACAACGCCAACGCTGCCTTGTGGGGAGCGTAATGCTCGACATTATTACGGGAGATTAACTTCGCACGTTCACGCACTTCAAGAAACCACTCGCTCTTGTCGGGTCGATCGTCGTAGTAGTTCTCTTTAAACTTTTCTAGTTGTTCATCGCTCATTACGTTTTTCACCAGAGCTACCTAAAGCTACGGAGATTCCAGTTGCAACACTATTATCGCGTTTTAACCCACTTGTAAACTTCTTTTAAGGTGGACTTATTGGCTTTGCGTTTCCTTCTGGAGCAAGACGAACATTTGGCGCATCCTTTATGATCTCACCTTTCACGTTAATCCGTGGAGCTTGTGGCATAAGATTTGCCTTGAGCGTGTAGTAAGCATTGTTGCCATACGGGATAACCATGTCGCCAGTAAGGTCTGTGAATCCATCAACTCTATCGTAGGCAAACGTGCGGTATGTTCCCGTTTGTTTATCCATGCCGAGCTTGTCAAACATTGGATTGATAACACGCTGTGACTTTGTGTTTAGTCCTTGAACTGCGTTGATAAACCGCTGTCTATCTTTCCATTTCTTGCCGCCAACGCTTTTGAAGTAGCCATCAGTTGAAACGCCTTTCTTTTGCAGTTTAGCAGTTTCAACAATGTCAGTTAGGACGTTTGCCCTAGACATTCCCATTGTAGCAGCCCTGCGTTCAAACCTATTGATGTTTAGCCCCAGCTGGGTAATATCCATTGCAACTAAATAAAGCCTTCCGTTCTTCAACATGAAGTCAATCGGCTTAATCTTGTTAGTTGTTTTCCCTGCTGTCTGAACGGAACGTCCTTGCTCAATCGGAGTGTAATCTATTACCCCCGCCATATCAGCATCAAATGCAGATTGAATATGGATAAGCTCTTGCGCTCCTCCTTCTTTAATTACTCGTGCTTTTTCAAGTGCTTGGATATGTTCATCTGAAAGCAAACCAGTTCCATTGCCTTTTTTGTCTGGAATCATCACTCCTTCAATCAAAGGTTTGCTATCTTTGACGTTCTTCTTATTAATCTTATCTATGATTTCCGCAGCCTTGTAGTGCCTTGGATTAGACGATGGAAGATCACCCATCGCGTCAGGCTTAATAGGCGACTTAGGTAATCCAGCAGATTCACGATACATCTTACGAACCATTGCTTTCACCTCTGGAAGCTCCTTCATGCCGTCTGCCAGCAGTCCAGAACCCATTACTAGGTTGCCGTTCACATCCGTAGCACCACCGAGCTTGTAGTGCAAATCCTTAACGATTGGGGTTGCCGCAAAGACAGTCTCGAAAATATCCTCGATCTTCCTGCGTAACGGAGTTTTAACCGCAGCCTTAGTCAACTTGCCAGATACAACGTCATCAAACAAAGCTGCCGTTCCATTATCTGTGAAGAACTCAACAGCCGCATCTTCAATCCCGATTCTTGGGAGTCCTTGCGCGTCC